ATACAGGTGGGCAAGAATCGACCTCTGCGAAAGCTGCTATAATGAGATAGTCAGGAGCTGCCACCGGATCCGTCGCGAACAGAAGGAGAGTTGATACCAATGACCCGTGAAGAATTGGAGCAGATATACTATCTCCACCGGGAGCTGCGAATGTGGGAGCAGGAGCTTGAACGGCTCCGCTGCCGTTCGTTGGTACGTTCGCCGCAGCCGAACGCCGGGAGCAGTTCCGGAACGTCCGACAAGGTCGGGGAGCTTGCCGAAAGGCGCGTAGACCTGGAGCGACGCATAGAACTCAAGCGCGAGGAGATTCAGCAGCGCCGCGACGAAGCTGTTGCGTTCATCTACGATATTCCCGACAGCCTGACCCGGCAGATAGTCTATTACCGCTGCGTGAGCCTGTTCGGCTGGACGCGCGTCGCCTATGAGGTCGGCGGGAATAATTCGCCGGACGGGGTGCGCATGATTTACAACCGGTTCATGAATAAACTGTAAGTTGTTCGTTTTGTTCGGTTCACCTGTGCTATACTAGTATCATGAAATACTGAAAAGCGCCCAAGCTCAGCGAGGGCGCTTTTTCTATGCCGAAAGGAGGAACCACCATGACCGAAAAGCAGAAGCGTTTCTGCGACGAATATCTGATAGATCTGAACGGTACCCGCGCGTATAAAGCCGCGTATCCGAAGGTGAAAAACGATGAAGTAGCGCATTCCTGTGCAACTAAATTGCTTCGAAATGCTTCGGTCCGCGCGTACATCGACGAGCAGCTCGAAGCTCTGCACAATGCCAAGACCGCCGACGCCGCCGAGGTCATGGAGTACCTCACGGCGGTGCTGCGCGGCGAGAGCGAAGCTTCCGTCGTCGTTGTCGAGAGCGTAGGCGACGGCTGCTCCGAAGCCCGGACGATCACGAAACCCCCGGACGAACGCGAGCGCCTGAAAGCCGCCGAACTTCTCGGCAAGCGGTTCGGGCTGTTCACCGACAAGGTGAACGTATCCGGCACCGGCGTAGTCCAGATAGTGGACGATATCCCAGATGGTTAATCTTCGCGACATCATCGCACCTCCGTTCTATGCGCTCCATCGCGACATTGCCGCCGGACTGCACACGCACTACTGGCTGAAAGGCGGGCGCGGCTCTACAAAGTCCTCGTTTGTCGGCGCGGAAATACCCCTCGGCATGATGAAGGATCCGCAGGCGAACGCCGTAGTGATCCGCAAAGTCGGGCTGTACCTCAAGGACAGCGTATACGAGCAGCTCCTCTGGGCGATAGACAAGCTCGGCGTTTCCCACCTCTGGCAGGCGAAGCTGTCGCCGCTGGAGCTTGTGTACACTCCCACCGGACAGCGGATACTGTTCCGGGGCGCGGACAAGCCGAAGAAGCTCAAATCTACGAAGGTGCACAAAGGGTACATAAAGTACGTCTGGTACGAGGAAGCGGACGAGTTCGCGGGGATCGAGGAGATACGCACGATAAATCAGTCGCTGCTGCGCGGCGGCAGTAAATTCACGGTGTTCTACACCTATAACCCGCCGAAGTCCCAGCGCAACTGGATAAACGCAGAGGTCACAGTCCCCGCGCCGGATAAGCTGGTGCACCACAGCGATTATCGCGGAGTTCCTCCGGAATGGCTCGGGGAGCAGTTCCTCGCGGAAGCGGAATACCTCCGCAGGAACACCCCCACCGCCTACGCGCACGAGTATCTCGGAGAGGTCACCGGCACCGGCGGCGAGGTGTTCCCGAACATCACGGTGCGGGAAATTTCCCCGGAGGAACGCGCCGGATTCGCGCATATTCATCGAGGTCTGGACTGGGGCTACGCCGCCGACCCGACCGCATACGTCGTCTGCGCCCTCGAAAAGGGGCGGCTGTACATATTCGGTGAGATCTACCGCTACGGCATAAAGTACGACCCGCTCGCGGAAGCGATAAGGGCTGAAAATCCGCTGAACGGCGCGATATACGCCGAATCCGCCGACCCGCGCAGCAACGACGAACTCCGCGCCAGGGGGCTGAAAATCACCGCCGTGAAGAAAGGCGCGGGGTCAGTCGAGCACGGCATAACCTGGCTCCAGAACCTCGCGGAAATAGTCATCGACCCGGTGACCTGCCCGAACGCGAAGCGCGAGTTCTGCGGGTATGAGCTTATCCCGGACGGCAACGGCGGCTTCCGGGACGAGTTCCCGGACAAGGATAACCACTCGATTGACGCGGTGAGATACGCCCTTGAAAACGACATAGGGCGCAGGAAAGCCAGAATCGGCAACAGAAAGGAGATGGGCATTTACTGATGATAAAGCCCTTCACGATATCGCGGGAAACTCCGGTCACGCCGGAGGCCGCCTGCAAGTTCATTAAGGAGCATACCCTGCACACGCACGCCAGATACGACGCGCTGGAGCGCTACTATGAGGGCGATCACCCGATATGCGGTCGGAAGAAGCGTTCAGTCCTTGCGAACAACAAGCTGGTGTGCAATCACGCGAAATACATCTCAGACACTTGTGTAGGCTACTTTGCGGGCAATCCGGTGAAGTATTCCGGCGAGGGTATAGAGCCGCTCCTGGAGCTTCTGAGAGCCGCTGACAGCGATACACAGGACATAGACCTCGCGCAGAAGGCGAGCATATTCGGCACGGCGTACGAGTTCATCTACACCGACGAGGACGGACAGCCCCGGCTGTATTCCCCGGACCCGCGGCAGGCGTTCGTTATCTACGACGACACGGTGCGGCAGAAGCCGGTCGCCGGAGTGTATTACTACAAGCTCCACGACAGCGTTACGAACCAGGATACCGGGTATTCCGTGTATCTCTGCGATACTGAAAATGTCATGCATTTCACGACCGACACGGGCTTTTCTGTCGCGGGCGGGGCTGAGAGCAGACCTCACGGAATGGGCGGCGTGCCGCTCATCGAGATTTACAATAACTCCACCTGCGGTAGCGACTTTGAGCCTGTTCTGTCGCTCATTGACGCGTACAACACGCTCCAGAGTGACCGAGTGAATGACAAGGAGCAGTTCGTCGAGGCGATACTGCTTATTAAAGGTTCAGTCCTCGGCGACGATAACGACGAGAAATCCGAAAGCTACAAGGCGCTCCGGGAGAACGGCCTGCTGGAGCTCGACGCAGACAGCTCCGCCGAATGGCTGACGCGGCAGTTCGACGAGAACAGCGTGGAGGTGCTCCGCAAGTCGCTGGAGCAGGATATACACAAGTTCGCGAACGTCCCCTGCATGAGCGACGAGAGCTTCGGCGGGAACGCTTCCGGCGTTGCAATGCGCTATAAGCTCCTCGGGTTTGAGCAGATAACGAAAATCAAGGAGCGCTACTTCCGGGAGGGTTTGAAGGAGCGCCTGCGGCTTCTCTGCAACTGGCTGAGCACCACCGGGAAAGCCGCTATCAGCAGCCGGGATATTTCGATACAGTTCACCAGGGCGCTGCCGGTCAACGAAACCGAGGTCGCACAGCTTGTTTCCGAGCTGCGTGACATGGTTCCGCGGGAGATCCTGCTCGGGCTTCTGCCCTTTGTGGACGACCCCGAGGGAGCCGCTGAGAAGGTCAGGGAGCAGCAGAACGATTTCCCGAACCTCCCGCCGGATATGACAGATGAACAGCCGTGATTACTGGGAGCGCCGCGCCGCTCAGGACATGTACGACCGCATGGGCACTGCCGAGGAAACCGCCGCCGAGATGAACGCGGCGATAAATCAGACCTCCGCGTATCTCGAAAAGGAAGTCAAGGCGGTCATGCGCGGAATGCAGTCTTTCGGTATCTCCGAAGCGGAAGCGAAAAAGATACTGAACGCCGCCGGTGACGGCACGGCGCTCCAGAGGCTCCGGAAAGCGGCGCAGCAGGTCGGCGACCCTGATAAACGCGAAGCGCTGCTGAACGCGATAAACAGCGCCGGAGCGTACCGTTACCGAATAACCCGGATAGAGGAGCTGAACAGGGATATCAACCGCCAGTGTCGGGAGCTGTACAAGACCGAGAACCGGCACATCACGTCCGCGCTGCGGAATGTCGCGGAGGACAGCTACTACCACGAAATATTCAGCATTCAGAAAGGCACGGGGCTGGGGTTCAGCTTCTCAAAGTTCCCCCGGCAGGACGTTGACCGGATTCTGCGTTCCAACTGGAGCGGCGGAAATTACTCACAGCGTATCTGGAAGGACGTAAGCGGCATGACGGCTAGGCTGAAAAGCGAGCTTCTCGTCAGTATGCTGTCGGGGCGTTCCGGCGAAAAGACCGCCCGGATATTTCAAGAGCAGTTCGGGGTGAACGCGTTCTGCGCACGGCGCATAGTCCGGACGGAGAGCGCATATGTCGCGAATGCCGCGCAGAAGTCCGCATATTCCGAAGCTGGAATCGACCGCTATAGGTTCGTTGCTACGCTTGATTCACGCACCTGCGAATGCTGCGCCGCCCTGGACGGCAAGGTGTTCGACCTCGCAAAGGCAAAGCCCGGCACGAACTACCCGCCCATGCACCCGTTCTGCCGCTCGACCACCATCGCGGACTTCGGCGACGAGGAGCTTGCAGGTCTGGAGCGCCGGGCTAAGGATAAGGACGGGAATACCGTTAAGGTCCCGGCGGGTATGACTTACGAGCAGTGGAGGCAGGGGCTTTCCGGGAACGGCGTCGCGGTTCAGCTTACATTCGACGATATGAAGAATTCTATTGACAAATCCGGTGAAAGTGGTATAATAGATGTAATAGAACAGGCAACTGGTGCGAAATGCGAAAAGCCAATACCAATTGAAAACGCCGTAGCGGGCGCGAATCCATATTATTCGCAGAGCGCAGATTATCGCGTGAATTGCCAGCGTTGCGTGCAAACGTATGAACTGCGCAGGCGTGGGTATGATGTCATTGCAAAGCCTAAGCCATCGGCAAACAATACTGTTACCTGGGGTTCGGAATGCTTTATACCAAAAGACAAAATCCAGGAATCGTGGAAATCTTTTACGCTTAACCTTTCACAAGCGGCTGTTAAAAATGAGATTCAAAGCTCTCCCGACGGGGCGCGGTATGCTATTTATGTGAAATGGAAAGGCAGAGGAAAGGGCGCTCATGTATTTGTAGCGGAAAAGTTGAATGGTTCAGTCAGGTATATGGATCCGCAAACCGGGCAACAAGATGTTGACCATTATTTTCAAAAAGGATCTCCTGGGAAATTTGGCTTTTTCAGAATGGACGACAAGAGCATTTTAGCTGATTCTGCAACAATTCAATCTATTGTGGAGGTGAAGAAAACATGACTGAAGCTGAAGCAAGGGAAATTTTAACGGCATATCGCGAGTATGATGAAGAAACTGATTCGGAATATGGCTTTCGGATATTAGAATGCATTGAGCAGTCCGGTAGTGGGTTTCTGTTCAAGTGCCAGCCAGATGAAAGCACTGAAGTATGTATTTTAGCCGTCTATCCGGGCGGGCTGGTATTAACTCCTCCTACATAAAGGGGTTAAGTGAATGAGTGAATTTGACAAAGCTCTTGAAACCTACGAGCAGACATTCGATGATTCGTTTCCTATGTCGGCGATGGCGTGTACGTCGCCTGACGAGATCGTGAGCATTATTAGTAAATGTGTTTCCGAAAATAAGGACGTTTATGATATGGGGTATTTATCTATAGACGGCATTTATTGATTTTTCTTGCACCCCGCGCCAAACAGGGTGCTTTTCCATTCCAATAACCAAGCGCTCCGACGGGGCGCTATTTTTATGTTCCCGATATTAATGTCGGGAACATCACGGGAACGCAGCGCGGCAAGATGACGTGCATACAGTTACGGGCAGATAGGTCATTTACGCCCGGAATAATGACCAGCGGGAGCAGGACCCGCCGTTTCCACCATAAGAGCACGTTGAGAAATCAGCGTGCTTTTTTATTGTCCGAAACACGCTGACGACATTAAAAGCCGCGCGGAATACAGTCATACGGACGTTAAACGGAGGTAACTATGGCAGACGAACAGAATACTCAGACCACACAGGCAACGGAGCAGACCGCAGCTTTAAGCGGTGGAGGTGATCCTAACGTATCTGCCCCCGAATCGGAGGGGGAGACCAAAACCGACAAGCCCGCTGAAAAGACGTTCACCCAGGCAGAGCTCAACAAGATCATCGCGGAGCGCCAGAAGCGCTGGGAGAAGAAAGCTGCGGACGAAAAGGCGGAGGCTGAGCGCGTAGCCGCTATGACAGCAGACGAAAAGTCGAAGCATGAGCGCGAGAAGCAGGAAAAGGCTCTCGCAGACCGCGAAGCCGCTCTGACGAAGCGGGAGCGCACCGCCCTCGCAAAGGAGTACCTCGCGGAGAAGAACGTCCCCGCCGCTCTGGTAGGGGCTGTGGACATCTCCGACCCCGACGGTATCGAAACCAGCGCGGCGGCAGTCGCAAAGGCTTTCACGGACGCAGTCAGCGCGGAGGTAGCAAAGAAGTTAGCCGGAGCTCCCCCGAAAAAGGGCGACCCCGGCGCAAAGGACCCATTCCTTGACGGACTGGGAGTTTAACAGGAGGTAATTTTAATGGCAGTAAATCTCGCAACAAAGTATTCTGACAAGGTCGACGAAGTATTCAGGCTCGGAGCGCTCACCACTTCGATGGCGGGCGGGAAGTACGAATTCACCGGAGCACAGACCGTCAAGGTCTACAGCATGGGAACCGCTGAAATGAACGACTACAAGGCGACAGGCTCCAACCGCTACGGCAACCCCGAGGAGCTGGAGGACACCACCGAGGAGCTGACCCTCACTCAGAAGCGTTCGTTCACGTTCACCATCGACGCCACCAACGCGGTGGATTCCCCGGCGGGTATCCGCGACGCGGCAAAGGCGCTCCGCAGACAGCTCGACCAGGTAGTTATTCCGGAGGTGGACGCTTACCGCTTCAAGACCGCCGCGAACAAGGCTGACCACGTAGCGGTCAGCACCACCAGCAATTCCACCGCTTACAGTGATTTTCTCGCGATAAACAGCGCCATCAGCGACGACGAGGTGCCTGCGGTCGGCAGAGTGGCGTACGTTTCCAACGCGTTCCTCAATGCGATAAAGCAGTGCGACGGCTACACCAAGGCTTCCGAGCTTGCGCAGAACATGCTCATCACCGGGCAGGTCGGCGACATTGACGGTGTTAAGATAGTAGCTGTTCCCAAGAGCAGAATGCCCGCCGGAGCGTCGTTCATCATTGCTTACAACGAATCCGTATGCTCCCCGGAGAAGCTCGCAGAATACAAGATCCACGACAATCCTCCCGGTATCGCGGGTCACCTTGTCGAGGGTCTGGTGTACTACGACGCATTCGTCACCGAGAACAAGAAGTGCTCCGTCGGCGTTCACTTCGGCGCTATGGGCGAGATAAGAGCGTCCATGACCGCCGCCGATTCCGGCAGAGGCAGGCTCAGGATCGCGCGCAACGCCGCCGGAAAGCTGATGTACAAGGCAGACAGCTCCGTCACTGTTCCGAAGTTCGGCGCGGCGGCGACTGGATTCACCGAGGTCCCTGCGGACGGCATTATCTCCGCGACTGCCGGAAACAAGGTCGCTGTAGTTTCAGTTGTGGACGATAAGGTCGTAGCGGCTTCCGCCGTATTAGACGCGGCGGTCGGCGCATGACCCCGCTTGAGCGCTTCAAGCTCCTCGCCGGGATAACGGACGATTCGCAGGACGGGTTAATAACCGCCCTGCTGTCGGACGCGGCGGATTCCGTCCGCGACTATATCGGGCGGGATGAAGTCCCGGCGCGGCTGATATCCGTGCAGGTTCAGCTTGCAGTGATAGCGTACAATAAGCGCGGCGCTGAGGGCGAATCCTCCCGCAGCGAGGGCGGCATTTCCCAGAGTTTCGACGGACTTCCGCCGGAGCTTCTTGCGCGGCTGAAAAACTATCCCAGAAAGGCGGGGGTGCTTTATACGGCTGATACAGAACAGGCTTAAAACGCTCCCGCTTTCCCGCGCGGTGACTGCAAGGAGCGCCTATATCGGCACTGAAACCACATGGCAGCATATCGGCGATATCCGTGCGGAAGTCCAGCCGCTCTCCGATAACGCCACCGCCGAACAGTACGGCGTGAAGTTCAGCCGCTCGGTGGAGCTTTTCTGCGATACCGGAACGGATATCCGCGAGCGCGACCGTGTGAAGCTCCCCGGCGGCACTTACGAGGTCAGAGGGGTGACTACCTACGGCAACGTCAGGAAGGCGGTGTGCGAGCTGGTATGACGATACAGGAGCTTATCAAGAAAATGCAGTCCGTCCGCGCGGACAGCGGGAAGGTCCTCGACCGCGCCCTGCTCAGGGGCGGCGAGAAGATACGCGGAAACGCCGTCCTGCTCTGCCCGGTGGACACCGGCGAACTCCGGAACAGTATCCGGGTACAGCGGATCGCGCCGGGCGTAGTCACGGTTGGCACCAACAAGGAGTACGCGATATTCGTGGAGTATGGCACAGGCACGCAGGGCGACCCGGGAGTGCCGCACACCGCAAAGCTGCTCTGGCGCTGGCAGGACGAACAGGGCAACTGGCACACCTCGCACGGGCACAGGGCGCAGTCGTTCCTCCGGGCGGCGGTCGGGAAGAACGAGGAAAAGAAGATATACGCCATCGTCGCGGAGGAACTGAGAAAGGCTATAGACAATGCTTGATATCAACATCATTATTCCGCCGCTGGTGGAAGATATCGTCCGGCTGGAGCCGCAATACCCGGAGATAGTTCCGGAGTTCCCGCTGGCGATACTCACGCCGCTGGACATGGGTTCCGGCACGATAATTTCCGGAGAGGAACGGCTTGCGGCGGTGTCGTTCCAGGTGGACGTATACGACACGAAATTGCAGCGCTGCACTGAAACGGCGCTGAAAATCTCCGCGCGGCTGATATCCCGGGGATTCGTCCGGAACTCGGGCGCGGATATCCGGGAGGACGGACTGCACCGCCGCACGCTGACGTTCAGCGCGGCGATAGACGAACACACAGGTTTAGTTTACAGGAGGTAACTATGGAACTTTTAACAAAGGACACGCACCTTGATTTTTCTTCCGACGACGGCGCAACATGGCTTGAGCTGTACGGTCTGGAGAGCTACCCCGATATGGGCGCCGACCCGCCCAAGGTCAAGGTGACGAACATGCGCGACGCTAACGAGCGCTACATCGGAGGCATTCCTGACGTCAGCGACATGAAGTTCGGGTTTTTCTACAACAAGGAGAAAGACCCTGACGCCGGAACGATGATAAAGAAGAACTTCGCAAAGCTCAAGGAGCTTGAGGAAGCTGGCGCGAAGATAAAGTGGAAGCTCAACTATCCCGACGGAACTTCCTACGCCTGGGAGGGCAAGCCCACCGTTTACATTAACGGCGGCAATGTCGGCGAGGCTATGAAGTACACTCTCAGCGTTACGCTTGAAAGCAAGCTTGAGTGGAACGGAGGTAACACATGACGGGAGCATATCTGAAAATATCTGATGAAAAGAGCCTTGAGCTGCGCTTCACTGCGCGCCGGGCTGAGAAGCTCGAATCCGAGCTTGACTGCGACCTGCTGCTGGGACTTTCCCGCTGCCAGAGGGTCGGAGTGCTGACGCGGTTCATCGCATGCGGCGCAGATATCTCGCATAGCGAGGCATGCGACGCGTACGACGAGTTCGTCGACAACGGCGGCACCATAGAGGACGCGTCCGAGGTCGTCATGACCGCGCTGAAGAACGGCGGATTCATTGCGAAGTCGGCAGTAGAAGCCGCAAAAAAAATCCAGGGGCAGCTCCTCGACCGTGCAGCGCGGGGGAACTGATAGCCCAGCTAAGAAAAACGGCGGTAGACTGCGGCGCTTATACGGAGCAGTTCTACGACCTCACCCCGGCGGAGCTCTGCGACCTGAACAGCTCCGCCGTGAAGCGCCGCACTGATGAAGCCCGGAGCCGCGCGGTGTTCGCCTGGCATACGGCGTACCTGACCGGGCTTGCTACGAATGCTCCGAGGAGCTTCCCGCAGACCCCGGAGCGGCATTTCGGGGCGCTCATGCAGGACGATACTCCGGCATGGAAGCGCTCGCAGGCGGCGATGGCGAGGATAGCGGCCGTCCACAATCAGCATTACAGAGAGGAGGCGGGTCATGACCGTTGAGGAGCTGAACATAGTCATTTCCGCGAACGACCGGAAGTTCAACGAAGCTATCAGCGATGTAATAGGAAGACTGGACGACCTGGAGGAGCAGTCCAGACGTTCCACCGATGATATCGGGAATTTCTTCACGAATCTCGGGCACAAGCTTGCGGCGCTCGGTATCGGAAAGATAATCGGCGACAGCATAATGTCCGGCGGCGAGCTTGAGCAGCAGCTCGGCGGCGTGGAGGTCGTGTTCTCGGAGCATGCGGAATCCATGAGGAAAGCCGCTGCAACCGCGTACAAGGACATGGGACTGTCGGAATCCGACTACCTTGCGAAGGCAAATAAGATGGGCGCTCTGCTGAAAGGCTCCGGCTTCGATACCGGGTACGCTTCGGCGATGTCGCAGCAGGTCATGCAGAGGGCTTCCGATGTGGCTTCCATCATGGGCGTTGACGTCAAGGACGCGATGGAAGCGGTCGCCGGCGCGGCAAAGGGCAATTTTACGATGATGGACAATCTCGGCGTTGCCATGAACGACACGACCCTCCAGGCGTACGCGCAGGAAAAGGGGCTCGGCAAGCTCGAAACGACCCAGCAGAAGGTCAGCGCGGCAATGCAGATGTTCCTTGACAAGACGGAGTACGCCGCCGGGAACTACGCCCGGGAAAACGACACGTTCTCCGGCTCGCTGACGACCGCAAAGGCGCAACTTGAGAACATGACCGCCGACCTCGGAACGCAGCTCCTGCCGACCGCGACTTCGCTTCTGACGATGGCGCGCGGCGGGCTAGAAGCGATATCCCCGCTCGTCGTGTCGCTGGGCAACGGGCTGAACAGCGTGGCGCAATACCTCATAGGTCTGTCGCCGAGCGCAAAGACCCTGCTCGGGATAGCTGTGGGCGCCGCTGTAGCGATCCCGGCGGCGACTAAGGCGCATGCTCTGTGGACTGCCGCAAATGAGAAATGGAACAGCCTGCTCAATATCCTCATTCCGAAGGAAGCAAAGCGCGCGAATATAATGAAGGCTGCGGCGGGGTGGCTCGTTATTTTGGCGGGACTGTTGTCTATCGTGGCTTCGGTCGGAGCGACCGCCCGGGAGATGAACGAATCCGAAGGCGCTGCGATGGAGGATACCGCCGCCGGAGCCGACAAGGCAGCCGAAAGCACTGACAGCCTTTCTGACAGCATGGCAGGGCTGGGCAAGAGTGCGGATACCGCCAAGAAAAAGCTCGCGGACATCGATACGCTGAACATATTCGATTCCGGCAGCAGCACCGGCGGCGTGGATTTCAGCGCGATAGTTGACGGCGCAGAATCCGCGCAGGATTCCATCGCGGGGCTGACCGACGATCTCGCAGGCGTAAACAACAGCATGGACGAGCTGAATAATTTCAGCCTGGACGGGCTGGCGGATACGTTCTCGACTACCTTCGGGGATATCGGGACGGGGTTCAGTACGATGTGGTCGGCTGTGTTCGGCTCCGGGCAGGAACAGTATGACAGTCTCCTTGCGTGGAACGAAAGCATCAAAAAGCTCTGGGGCGAGGACTGGACCAGGTTCTGGAACGATATCGGCAGTACGCTCTATCAGGCGTTCGGAACAGACCAGAACACGGAAGAGCACAAGCAGGCGCTTCGTGATGTGGAGGATTTCCTGACCGGTATCCAGAACTCGGTAGAGTCTTTTGCTTCGCCTATACAGCAGGCGGCTTTCAAGGTCTGGGACGGAATATTCATGAGCCTGGGGAGCGCTCTGTACAGCTTTCAGGATAAGCTGATGTCTGTCGGAGCAACAAGCACGGGTGATTTTTTCTTTAAATACATCACGGGTCAGATCACTATTGACGACCTTGCCGACGTAATGAAGATAGACCAGATGTCCGGCGAGCTTGAAACGCTGTACGACGACATGAACTCCGCGCTCCTGGAACGCTTGAAGCGGGGAATGAATGCGGCAGACGCGTTGAACTCCGTCAAAAATGATTACCTTACCGACAGCGCAAAGCAGAAGTTCTTCGACGATAACGGATACGGTGATATGCTGAGTATCGCCTACGCTTACGGCTTGCAGCAGTCCCTTGAGGAAACAGGGCAGGTGCGCGGCTACGATTACGCTGATTATTCCGCACAGCAGAGCAGCATTCCGGGCGCAGTATACAGCGGAGGAGCAATGACGGGTCCTGTTCAGCTCCCCGACAGTTCGGCGGCACCGCAGATAATAGAGTTCCACAACTATATTGACCTGGACGGGCAAATTATAGCGGAAAACACAACGCAGTATCAGAACAATGAGCAGACCCGTTCAAACGGCTATTGACGTTTGGGATAAACTGCAATATGATCCGTTTGATCCGGAAAGGAGGAACAATGTCCGAAAAAACCGCCTCGATCATAAAGATAGACGGCGTAGAAATGCCCACGCCAAGCAGCTTCAAGCCGCTCTATAAGGACTACGACAGCAAAAATTCCGGGCGGTCGGAATCAATGTATGCGACCCGTGACATAATCAGGTCGGACGTCCGGAAGATGTCGTTCACCTGGATAGTGCAGACCCCTGACCTGCGGAAGATTCGCGAGGCTATCAAGCCCCCGAAGATACAGGTCAGGTTCTTCGACATCAACCAGCCCGCCGACGTTCAGTTCAGCACGATGGAGTGCTACGCCGACCCGAGCCGAGAACCGGAGGTGCTCCGCTGGGAGGCTTCCGACCCGGAAAAGAGCTGGTGGAGCTTCACCACGTCATTCACGGAGTATTGATATGTACAATGTTTCAGATACCTATAGGGAGCTTATAAAAGCGCCGGTCCGGTACACCGGGATAAGCGGCGCGGCAAGGCTCCGGGACGGCACTATAATTCACCTGACCGACGACAATATTGCCGCCGGTTCCCTTTCTATAACGCAGAAAATGAACGGCCGCGGGGACTTCCGCCCCGGCGGGGTGTACTCCGGGGAGCTTTCCTGCTCCCTTAAAGGCTTCGCGGGGAAAACCAGCGACCTTGACGGTGCGGCGATACGGCTCGCGTTCATTCTGTACCACGACAGCGATATGCAGGCTGCGAAGTCCGAGACGGTGCCGCTCGGGCGCTTCTATGTGGACGGCTCGTCGATAAAGCGCCGGAACGACACGGTAACGCTTTCCGCGTTCGACGGAATGGCGCTGTTCGATGTGGAGGCGACCGAGCGGGAAGGCACGCTGTACGAGCTTGTATGCGGAGCGTGTACCGCGGCGGGGGTCTCGTTCGGAATGACGCAGGCGGAGTTCGAAGCGCTCCCGAACGCGGCGCAGGCAGTGAAGATAAATACGGCGCGAATCCAGACCGAGCGCGACCTGCTGATGTATGTCGGCATGATGACTGCTTCGTTTGCGAGGATCAGCCGCAGTAACGAGCTGGAATTCGTGCCGCTCACATGTGAGAGAAACGACGGCGGCGTAATAGTCCCGGTGCGTGAAATAGCCGGGAATATCCGCTTCAATACGGATTTCTCGGACGATACGACCTGCATTGCGAAGCTGTTCACCAGGCGAAACGGCGCTGCGGTGTACTCTACAAGGGAGATATCAGCGGGCGGCAGCGAGAAGCTTGCGGTCATGGAGCTGAACGAAAATCCGCTGCTTGCGGAGCTTTCCGGCGACGAGGTCGCGGCGGTGCTCAACAATGAGCTTTTGCAGATGTACAAATGCCTGAACCGCGTTTTTGATTCGAGCTTCACCGGCGACCCTGCTCTTGAGATCGGTGATTATGTCCGGCTGCGTGGCGGCGCTATAGACACCGACCGGGGATATGCAACAGGCATGATCACCTCTCAGATCTGGAGGTACCGGGGGCAGCACACAATAAAATGCAGCATGCCCTCGTCCCTGTCAGCAGTGGAGGAATCGGCGGTAGCGGCCTATTCTGCGGAGACTTACACAGGATCCAGGCAGCGCACGCAGCCCAAATCCCAGCTGGAAAAGCGCATGGACGCGATGGAAGCGGCTTCTTCCGGCACAGCCGAAAAGCTGCAGACTTCTGGGACAAATACTGCCGCCATAACCAATGAGTATGGTGG